CTGTGGTGAAACCGGATGCTGCAATTCAGAGCGGCAGCAAGTGGGGGACAGCAGAAGACCTGACCGCCGCAGAGTGGATGTTTGACATGGTGAAGACCATCGCGCCATCAGCCAGAAAACCGAATTTTGCAGGGTGGGCTAACGATATCCGCCTGATGCGTGAACGTGACGGACGTAACCACCGCGACATGTGCGTGCTGTTCCGCTGGGCATGCCAGGACAACTTCTGGTCCGGTAACGTGCTGAGCCCGGCCAAACTCCGCGATAAGTGGACCCAACTCGAAATCAACCGTAACAAGCAACAGGCAGGCGTGACAGCCAGCAAACCAAAACTCGACCTGACAAACACAGACTGGATTTACGGGGTGGATCTATGAAAAACATCGCCGCACAGATGGTTAACTTTGACCGTGAGCAGATGCGTCGGATCGCCAACAACATGCCGGAACAGTACGACGAAAAGCCGCAGGTACAGCAGGTAGCGCAGATCATCAACGGTGTGTTCAGCCAGTTACTGGCAACTTTCCCGGCGAGCCTGGCTAACCGTGACCAGAACGAAGTGAACGAAATCCGTCGCCAGTGGGTTCTGGCTTTTCGGGAAAACGGGATCACCACGATGGAACAGGTTAACGCAGGAATGCGCGTAGCCCGTCGGCAGAATCGACCATTTCTGCCATCACCCGGGCAGTTTGTTGCATGGTGCCGGGAAGAAGCATCCGTTACCGCCGGACTGCCAAACGTCAGCGAGCTGGTTGATATGGTTTACGAGTATTGCCGGAAGCGAGGCCTGTATCCGGATGCGGAGTCTTATCCGTGGAAATCAAACGCGCATTACTGGTTGGTTACCAACTTGTACCAGAACATGCGGGCCAATGCGCTGACTGACGCGGAATTACGGCGCAAGGCTGCCGATGAACTGACCTGTATGACAGCGCGAATTAACCGTGGTGAGACGATACCTGAACCAGTAAAACAACTTCCTGTTATGGGCGGTAGACCTCTAAATCGTGCACAGGCTCTGGCGAAGATCGCAGAAATTAAAGCTAAGTTTGGACTGAAAGGATCGATGAAATAGAGCTAAAATATTAGCTTTAAAATAAAGTATATCTAGCGAATATAATCCAGGACTGGTTGTAATGCCCGCAATAATTGATTGCGTGACTAATAAAATTTTTCTTCCATTGTAATCATTTAACCATAAAGTTTATGTGGATATTTTATTTGTGTGTTGATTTTTTTGTAACGTTCTGTATATTTCGCACCTCTTGTCATACCAGTTATTTTTTTCATTATATTCATAACGTTGATTGAACTATGACCACTGTGAATAAAAAGTTAAAAAAAACTGCATCTGGCGCGATTACATGGTCAGTAATTGTTACCCAGATATTATCTCCAGTTTCTCTTTCTTTGATTCCGGCAAACAGTTTTGCATCGTCTGATAATAAAGATGTTACGCAAATTTATGCTAGCGATGAGCGTGCAAATAAAGTGGCCTCATTTGCAGTAAGTGCAGGTCAGAGTCTGGCGAATAATAATGCAAGTAGTTTTGCTGTAAATACTTTATCAACTCAGGCGACAAAAGAGGTCGTCGATTGGTTGCAACAATATGGCAATGCGCGCATCAAGCTTAATGTCGATAATTCTTTTTCCTTGAAGGATTCATCATTCGACTTTTTATATCCATGGCTGGATACTCAGGATTATGTGCTATTCAGTCAAACATCACTACATCGTACTGATGACCGTAATCAGACCAATATTGGTTTGGGGATTCGTCATTTCACTCCTGATAATGCAATGTTGGGTGCGAATGTTTTCTACGATTATGATTTAAGTCGCAGCCACTCTCGCGCAGGTTTTGGGGTTGAGTACTGGAGAGATTATTTCAGGCTTGGTGTAAATACCTATTTTGGTTTATCTGACTGGAAGGACAGTCGGGATATTGATGATTATCTGGAAAGACCCGCAAATGGCTGGGATTTTTCTGCTGAAGGATGGCTACCTGCTTATCCGCAATTAGGGGCATCTATTCAGTTTGAAAAATATTATGGTAAAAATGTCGGATTATTTGGAAGCGATAATCTGCAGGAAAACCCTTACGCAGTTACTGGGGGAATTTCTTATACACCAGTTCCTCTGATTAAGTTTTCTGCACAGCATAAGCAAGGACAGAGCAACGTTCACGATACAACCTTTGGTGTTGAGTTTAATTACCGCCCAGGCGTTTCCCTTGCTGAACAGCTTAGCAGTGACAATGTTGCAGTTATGCGAGAAGTCCAGAACCGGCGTTATGATTTTGTTGAACGAAATAACAACATTGTTCTGGAGTACAAGAAGAAGCATGCACTGAAAATCAGCTTACCAGAGTCTGTTCAGGGGGATGGCGAATCAATCATCCCTGTAACACTGACAATCAACAATGCCAGTGGTGGTATCAAGTCTGTACAGTGGAATGATAGTGTATTCACTGCGGCTGGCGGTAAGATCAGTGGAAATGGCACATCATGGCAGGTCACTTTACCGGCTTATAAAAGCGAAGGTGTAAATTCGTGGAATGTTGGAGCCACGGTCCAGGATAATAGAGGCAACGTTTCCAACTATGCGGTGATGAATATTAGCGTTATCAATAGTGGTGTCTCGACAGCGGATTCTTCTTTTATGTTGGATGGAGATTCATCTCCGACGATCTCTGCTGATGGTCAATCCACTCATCCAATAGTATTAAGCCTGAAAGACAGTAACGGTAAGGCATTAACCGGACTGGCTGATGACATTGAAATGTCAGTGGAATTTACTGCGGATAGCAATAGTGCTCGACAGCGTGAAACGGTAACTGCCCCGTCATTAGGCGCGGTAGAGGAAATCTCTGCTGGTGTATATCGCTCTGTTCTGACTGCTGGTTCGCAGGCTGGCACAGTACGTGTAACAGCAAAAGTTCAGGGAAAAACCTTTACTTTGAATATTAAGCAGGCAGCCGTTATTGATAGTGATGTCTCGACAGCGGATTCTTCTTTTACGTTGGATGGTGATTCGTCTCCGACGATCTCTGCTGATGGTCAATCCACTCATCCAATAGTATTAAGCCTGAAAGACAGTAACGGTAAGGCATTAACCGGACTGGCTGATGACATTGAAATGTCAGTGGAATTTACTGCGGATAGCAATAGTGCTCGACAGCGTGAAACGGTAACTGCCCCGTCATTAGGCGCGGTAGAGGAAATCTCTGCTGGTGTATATCGCTCTGTTCTGACTGCTGGTTCGCAGGCTGGTACGGTACGTGTAACTGCAAAAGTAATGGATAAAACATTTACTCTCAGTATTAAGCAAACAGCAGCAACAGAACCTGATTCTGAGGTCAGTGCTGTTTTAACCGCTGCACCAGCAGAACAGGTAGTTGGTTACAATATCAATCTACAACTGGCAGTGAAGGATTCACAAGGAAATGCAATCACTGGTGATAACACTCTGAGCTTTTATGCTCTTAACCAGGCAGAAGGAGTCGAGTTTGGGGCTGTAACGGAAAAAGACGGTGTCTATAGCGCGACAGTAACTTCAAAACGAGCTGGTAAGATTCGGATCGGTGTTAAATCGGGTAGTCACAATTTCTCAGGTATTGAGAAAGAAATCTCCTTTATTGAAGATCGAACACAGTTCGCATTCTCTCGTATTGAAGCCAGTAAAAATAATGCATTGGCTGACGGCAAACAACAGAATACGGTGACTTTAAGCCTTGCAGATCGTTTCGGCAATGTTGTGCCCGGTTATGCTGTTACGCTGTCCTTACCTGCGGGGGTAACTCAAGTTGGTGGTGAACATGCTGTGTCAACTGACGAAAACGGTAATGCTGTTTTTGCGTTAATAAGCTCCACTCCGGGTTCTTACGTGATTAAAGCTCATGCTGGTTCTCAGATGTCTACTGAGTTAACAGTAACCTTTGCATCAAATATGATCGGAGCTTCACTGTCACTGACGCCTGGAAACAGTAGCTTAATTTCCAATATTCCTGCTAATGGTAAGGATGCTGCGGTATTGAATGTGCAACTGACAAATACGAATGCGTCGGTCAATGGACAGAAGATTCAGCTCATCACCTCATCTGAAAGATTGTCTGTACCGACAAATATCGTGACTGATTCAACAGGGCATGTTTCCGTACCACTTACAACGGTGAGAGCTGGTGAGTATACGGTGGCTGCACGAGTGACTGACGGTTCCCATAGTGTGGAGTCTGGCAGCGTTAAGTTAACTTTTGTACCAGATGCTGCTTCCGCAGAACTTACTATGAGTACATCAAAACAGCAGATTGTGGCCGATGGTAGTGAAAGTGCAACAGTGGACATTCAGTTGGTTGATGCCAATAACAATGCGTTTACAGGCGATGTGGATTTAACGGTTACACCATCGACGGGAGCATCATTGACCAGTAGTAAACTGCAGTTGGATGCTCATGGACAGGCAACAACGCAGTTCACAGCATCGAAATCAGGCCAGTACACAATTCAGGCTGAGTATGTTCTAGATGGGAAACGTATAACCGCAAGCAAAAATATTGATGCCGTGACGGATGTGAAGGAGGCTGTGTTGGAGATCACATCATCTGCATCTTCGGCTGTAGTGAGCGATACCAACAATCTGATATTTACGTTACTGTTGAAAAGTACGTCAGGCGAAGTATTAAGTGGTCGAGTATTGAATATCAAGGCATCTGGGCCGTCCAAATATGGTGCGTTGGTGGTTGATAAAACCACTGTAACGACTGATGAGTATGGTCTGGCTACGGTAAGCGTACATGGTCGAACGGCTGGTTCGTATAAATTAACGGCGACCTTAGATGAACTTGGCAGTGATGTTAGTGAGGTGAAGTCATTCTCTCTGTATGCTGATGAGGCAAATGGAGTATTGACACTGCATAAAGATGGAGGCTATGACACAGATGATGGTACTCCAGTGGGGGTTTATGCCCGATTTGTTGACCATTTCGGCAATCCGTTATCTGGTACGGTTGAGTTTTCTGCTGGTAGTGAAGATAGTCCAAACTCTCAACGGGTTAAAATGGAGCCTGCTACAGTAACGTTACACTGGACAGGTAATGCAGCCTCGGAGTTCAGCACCTATGAAAGCGGTTATCACTGGATTAAGGCCAAAATAACGAACAGCAAAAATACATATGAGAAAACAATAAGGACTTATGTTGTAAAGCTCCCTGAAAAGGATAGTTAACAAAACAGAATAGGGAGGGCTAAGCCCTCCCACTTTTTAATTGAGACGGACTGTTTCTTAAATTCACTTACGTTAGATATGAACTGGTTATTTTTTATAACAATAAAAGACTTTTGATTTTTGAATATCAGTAAGTAATAATGATTTACGTCGACAGACTGAACATCTGTTGGTGACTTCTGCGCTAAACGGGGACGTTTATGCGCACATACAATCTAAACTCTCTTCTCTCTTCACAGATGCAGAAATGCACCTGCGATTCTTTGCATCCAACGTTTGACCTCTGCGGAGGTGAAGCGTGAACCTCCCACAAGATGGCATCAAATTACATCGCGGTAACTTCACCGCTATCGGTCGGCAGATCCAGCCTTATCTGGAGGACGGCAAATGCTTTCGCATGGTGCTTAAACCGTGGCGCGAGAGACGCAGTCTAGACTGGCCCCCTGAATCTCCAGACAACCAGTATCACTTAAATAAGTGATAGTCTTAATACTAGTTTTTAGACTAGTCATTGGAGAACAGATGATTGATGTCTTAGGGCCGGAGAAACGCAGACGGCGTACCACACAGGAAAAGATCGCAATTGTTCAGCAGAGCTTTGAACCGGGGATGACGGTCTCCCTCGTTGCCCGGCAACATGGTGTAGCAGCCAGCCAGTTATTTCTCTGGCGTAAGCAATACCAGGAAGGAAGTCTTACTGCTGTCGCCGCCGGAGAACAGGTTGTTCCTGCCTCTGAACTTGCTGCCGCCATGAAGCAGATTAAAGAACTCCAGCGCCTGCTCGGCAAGAAAACGATGGAAAATGAACTCCTCAAAGAAGCCGTTGAATATGGACGGGCAAAAAAGTGGATAGCGCACGCGCCCTTATTGCCCGGGGATGGGGAGTAAGCTTAGTCAGCCGTTGTCTCCGGGTGTCGCGTGCGCAGTTGCACGTCATTCTCAGACGAACCGATGACTGGATGGATGGCCGCCGCAGTCGTCACACTGATGATACGGATGTGCTTCTCCGTATACACCATGTTATCGGAGAGCTGCCCACGTATGGTTATCGTCGGGTATGGGCGCTGCTTCGCAGACAGGCAGAACTTGATGGTATGCCTGCGATCAATGCCAAACGTGTTTACCGGATCATGCGCCAGAATGCGCTGTTGCTTGAGCGAAAACCTGCTGTACCGCCATCGAAACGGGCACATACAGGCAGAGTGGCCGTGAAAGAAAGCAATCAGCGATGGTGCTCTGACGGGTTCGAGTTCTGCTGTGATAACGGAGAGAGACTGCGTGTCACGTTCGCGCTGGACTGCTGTGATCGTGAGGCACTGCACTGGGCGGTCACTACCGGCGGCTTCAACAGTGAAACAGTACAGGACGTCATGCTGGGAGCGGTGGAACGCCGCTTCGGCAACGATCTTCCGTCGTCTCCACTGGAGTGGCTGACGGATAATGGTTCATGCTACCGGGCTAATGAAACACGCCAGTTCGCCCGGATGTTGGGACTTGAACCGAAGAACACGGCGGTGCGGAGTCCGGAGAGTAACGGAATAGCAGAGAGCTTCGTGAAAACGATAAAGCGTGACTACATCAGTATCATGCCCAAACCAGACGGGTTAACGGCAGCAAAGAACCTTGCAGAGGCGTTCGAGCATTATAACGAATGGCATCCGCATAGTGCGCTGGGTTATCGCTCGCCACGGGAATATCTGCGGCAGCGGGCTTGTAATGGGTTAAGTGATAACAGATGTCTGGAAATATAGGGGCAAATCCACAGTCTTTCCCAGAATGCACTCAGCCACATGTGGTACAGCGAAATCAGTGAATACCTCATCAGCAGGGGTAAAACGTTCGCCACTCCAGCTTGGGTAAAAGATGCTCTCAAACACACATATCTCGGTTATGAAACCAAAGACCTGGTTGATGTCGTAACCGGTGATATCACCACTATCCAGTCGTTACGCCATACCTCCGACCTTGATACCGGAGAGATGTATGTCTTCCTGTGTAAGGTTGAAGCCTGGGCGATGAATATTGGCTGCCACCTGACTATTCCGCAGAGCTGCGAGTTCCAGCTGCTGCGTGATAAGCAGGAGGCGTAATGGCTACACCGCTTATTCGTGTCATGAACGGACACATCTACAAAGTACCAAATCGTCGTAAGCGTAGGCCTGAGCTGAAACCATCCGAAATACCAACACTGCTCGGATATACCGCCAGCCTGGTTGATAAAAAATGGTTGCGACTGGCAGCAAGGAGGAATCATGGCTGATTTGAGAAAAGCAGCGCGTGGTCGGGAATGCCAGGTAAGAATCCCTGGCGTATGTAATGGCAATCCTGAAACGTCTGTACTGGCACATATCCGGCTGGCTGGATTGTGCGGTACCGGTATCAAACCGCCAGACCTGATTGCCACCATTGCATGTTCTGCCTGTCACGACGAGATCGACCGTCGCACGCATTTTGTTGACGCTGGATATGCAAAAGAATGCGCGCTGGAAGGTATGGCGAGAACGCAGGTTATCTGGCTGAAAGAGGGGGTAATTAAGGCGTGAATACCTACAATATCACATTACCCTGGCCGCCGAGCAATAATCGCTATTACCGCCATAATCGCGGGCGCACGCACATCAGCGCAGAGGGGCAGGCATACCGCGAAAACGTCGCCCGAATCATTAAAAACGCAATGCTGGATATCGGCCTGGCTATGCCTGTGAAAATCCGCATTGAGTGTCACATGCCGGATCGCCGTCGCCGTGACCTGGATAATCTACAAAAGGCCGCTTTTGACGCACTCACCAAAGCAGGTTTCTGGTTGGATGATGCTCAGGTCGTTGATTACCGCGTTGTGAAGATGCCGGTTGTCAAAGGTGGAAAGCTGGAACTGACCATCACTGAACAGGGAGATGAATGATGTTTGAGTTTTATATGGCAGAACTTCTTCGCCACCGCTGGATGCGCCTGCGCTTATATCGTTTCCCTGGTTCTGTTTTGACCGATTACCGAATACTGAAGAATTACGCCAAAACCCTGACAGGAGCAGGAGTATGAAGTCAGAGATAACAATCAACTAATACTGTTTTGTTGATTTTTGCTTGTAATTGGCGTTCTGGTCTGAGTTTTGTGGAGTAAGTTGATGCGTGATATTCAGATGGTTCTTGAGCGTTGGGGAGCGTGGGCGGCTAATAATCATGAAGATGTGACCTGGTCGTCCATTGCCGCCGGTTTTAAGGGATTAATTCCTTCAAAAGTAAAATCTCGCCCACAATGTTGTGACGATGACGCGATGATCATTTGCGGGTGCATGGCCCGTCTGAAAAAGAACAACAGCGATTTGCATGATTTATTGGTGGACTATTATGTCGGCGGCATGACTTTTATGGCGCTTGCACGTAAGCATGGGCGATCTGATTGTTGGGTTGGCAGGATGCTCCAGAAAGCTGAGGGCGTAGTGGAGGGTATGCTGATGGTGTTGGATCTCCGATTGGAGATGGATGCTGATTGTTCGAAATAATTAAAGGAAAAGTTGCTGTCTGATTCTCATTAGTCTAACATTTTAAATGTTGGAATCGCAACGTAGTTATTATCATATAACAGCTTGTTTCCTGATTTAGCCAGCCTCCCCAAAGGCTGGTTTTTTTCTAATAAGTATTATTTCGGGTAGGGATTTTATTGTTTAACCCATAATAATTCATTGACATTGAATCCCAACTTTTGAGCGGTTCGCACATAGTCTGCTTTTACTTTATCTGGAATAGTTGGGGTCCTTGC